CAACCGGTGTGGCAGTGTCGGCCCCTGAACCCGTGTCGGTGGCCGTGGCGGCGGCGGCGAGGGCCGCCAGGTCAGCGCCGCTGATCGAGTCGGCCCCCACGAGGACCGCCACGACCGGTGTCTCGGCGTCTGACCCGAGGCCCGTGTCGGTCTGCACCCATATGACCGCCAGGCCCTCCGTGTCGGCGCCGGCAATGGTGTCGGTCTCGAGCGGCAACGTGACGGCCGACGTATGCGCCTCCACCGTAGAGGTCGTGTCAGCGGCAGACAGGACAACCAGCACCGGAGTACTGGCGTCCACCCCGGCGGCCGTCTCGACGGCCGTGAGGGCCGCTGAGAGGACCTCAGTGTCGGCACCGGTACCGGCATCGACCATGAGGGACACGGCGGCCGTGGCGGCCGTGCCGGCCCCCACCCCCGTGTCCGATGTCGAAATGGCAGCCACCAGGACCTGCGTGTCGGCGCCGGCAGCAGTGTCGGTAAGGACCAGGTCGACGAGGCCCCGATAGGTGTACGGGGGTGCCGTGTCCCGCCACTGGACGGCCGACCGGTACTGGAGCCCGATGCCCATCTAGTCGTCGTCTCGCCAGGAGGAGGGGCCGTCGTCGCTCACGCAGACTCCAGTTCAGTAACCCGAGCGGTAAGGATCTGGACAGCCTGTAGCAGCATCGGCACCAGTATCGAAGACTTGAGAGCCTTCACGCCATATTCATCCGTTGAGACGAGACCGGGTATGTGTGCTTCGACCTGTTGGGCGATCAGCCCGAGTTGTTTGATGCCCGGTTCGTCAAGCGCCTCAAAGGCACCTTCTGTTGGCGACGGGTCGGAGATAGCGTCACCATTCGTGGTAATCGGCACACCGTCGGCGTCATAAGTCATGTTGCCCTCGTCATCCAAAACAGGCACCGGTCTGTAGGTCGGGTTGCCATCGTCATCCAGAACAGGAATCCTCGTCGGCACGAACTGCTTGTCCTTGACGAAATTGACAACCTCTAGGTTCAGCAGGTCGGCAAGGTAGTTGCGGGCAGGAGCGATGTCGGTCTTGAGGCGCTCATCCGAAAGCACACCATAGGAGTCATTCACGTTCGTAACGTCACCGTTGGACGCAATCTGAAACACCGAAGTAGCGTCGTAGATCATCCGCAGAGTATTGTCGTGTCTATCTATATACAAATCGTCGCCGTATGACGAACCACCAGCGAGCGCCAACTCACCACCCTCAGTCGTACCTGATCCATACAAGGTTAGGCGTGGCCCCCAAGTGTGGTGAGTGAACGTCGCCCATTTGTCCATCGACTGGAACGTCGTGCTGCTACCGGCTGATGTACCCTTGATCGAAACGCCCCTGCCAGCCCCGTTGTATGCATACAGCACCAGATGATCTTCGCTGGTACCACTACCAATCTGTCCTGCACCGATCCCGAAGTTGCCATCGGTGAAAATCAACCGGCTGTTGCTGTTTAGGTTGTCGTCCCAGCCGCCCTCAAAGTAGCCCTGAGCGGAAGTGCCGGGGTGAGCAACTTGGAAACGGTACGTCGGGCCAGGGGTGCCGATACCGACATTGCCCAGATAGTCGATCACCATCGCCTCGTTCGTAACCCCCAAGCCATAGTTGTTGGAAGTTCCGAACGACAGGTATGAACCACTACCCGTATGCTTCGCCGCAACACGGGCATTCGGGTTTGTCGATGTGTTATATCGGAAGTCGATTGACTGGTAGTCGCCAGAGTTGTAGTCCGTGTTTGAGATCGTCAACGCACCACGGGCGGTGCTGGTGAAGTCCGTCAAGTCTTCGTCGGAGGCGATCTCTAATGCGCTGACAGGGCTGGTGGTGCCGATGCCGACATTGCCGCCCGAATCAACTGTCATCTTCTCAACATTGTTGATAGCAAATGCGAGGTCTTGACCACTTGCAGAGTTGACAGCCGTCCTCCCCGAAGAATTCTGTATCAAGGCCCAACCAGACGTAGTATTGCTGTCTATATGAGCAAACGCTGCCCAATCAGAAGAACCCATATAGCCAACAGCAGCACGCCCAAGATAAGAAGTCGTGTTCGTGTCATAGGCAGCAGCCATCGCCCCGTTGACAGCCAACTTGTAAGAAGGTGCAGTGAAACCGATACCGACGTTGCCGTCCTTGTCGATTCGCATGGCTTCCGCATTGTCGGCGTACAACGTGACGAAGTAGTCGCCCGTCGAGTTCAGCGCCCCCATACGGACCTCGCCCGTGGACGGGTTCATCTGAACGCCGCCCTTAGTTTCGGTCCCGTACTGAACATCCAACCCCTTCAAGACATTCGGCACGGGCGAGGCGGTGGCGATTCCGACGGACAGAGAGTTGTTCGGTGCTGTGGTGCCGATACCGACACGGTTATTCGATGAGTCCACCTTGAGTGTGGATGTATCAACTGTCAGATCGCCTGAGATCGTGGCTGAAGTTAACGTGCCCACTGAGGTAATCGCAGACTGCGCTGCCTGCGTAACCGTCAACGCAGTACCGGAGGCATTGCCGGTGACGTTGCCCGTCAACGGACCAGCGAACGCTGCTGCGGTAACGGTGCCTGCCAGGGTCGGACCGGTTGTCCAGGCCGACGTGCCCGACCCGGTGCCGCCCAGGACCCCTTCGTTTACAGCGGTAGAAGCCCCCGTGCCGACCTTGGCCTCAACGGCGTTGATCGCACCGTGGGCAGTGTTATGCAACAGGTCATGTTCGAGACCGGAATCGTCCATCTCATCGGTTGCAGCGATGGACGTAGTGAGAGAGTCGAGGCTTCCCGGGTAGCTAGTCGGCATCGGCAGCCTCGGCCGTGTCGGCCGCCTGCTGCAACTTGGAGATCAGGACCCGCTGGGCGGCAAGCTCCCATTCGAGCTGACCCCGCTCCGACAGGGCGGAGATCACTTCTTCTGTACTCATCTGCGGCGTGGTCACGAAACTGTGATGCTGACGGTCAACGTCCAGGAGGAACCCGATACTTTCGTACCGAGGGCCGCCACCTTGCGGTTGAGGTTGTCGGACGAATCCGAGTTACCGGAGGCGACGGTCCACTCGTTCCAGACATAGTTGGCGTCGCCCGACCCGAAGATCGACTTGAACGACACCGTCTGCCCCGAGATGCTCGGGAACCCGGACTCCATAGCCTTGTACGTCTTGTTCGACGAAGCCGACAGGCCAGTCTGCGAAGCAGCAGCCGTGGTCGTCGAGTCGCCGACCCCGATGTACGAGTTCGAATTGTTGAATGCGTCCTCCGAAGCACCCGTCAGCAGGTTCAACAGGGCAGTGATGCCCTCGTTGAGGAGCAGGTTGCCGTCTTCTCGAACAACCTCGTTCGGCGGTGCGCCGGCCAGGTGGTCCTCTTCGGCGTCCCACTTCTCGAGAACGGCCTCGACGTGCCAGTGATGCGTGTCCGTGTTGTCGGGTTCCATGTACGTCCCTTGTCAAAGGTCTGAGGGGGCAGGGCCGAAGCCCCGCCCCTCCCAGCCTACTGAACTGCGGTCAGGCGGTCCGGGTGTTGGAGCGGGCCAGGTGCTCGATTGCGTGCACCTTGACGCCGGCAACGACGGTTCCCGAGCCAGACCTGGTGAGATCCAGGATCGCACCCATGTACGGCTTGTGAACGACGGCTTCCAGATACCTGGTCTCGTTGTCGTCCGACGGGCCGATCGCATCGAAGTGACCATACGAGACGGTGTTGGTGCCCGAATCATCGTCGGCTCCAACGATCTCGATGTCGGTGGCCGACACATCGGAGCTGATCGCTCCGAGCGTCGTCACGACGACAACGCTGCTGGGTCGATCCACCTGCACCCAGGAGACAGCCACGTCTGCTGCGTGAGCAGCCGATGTGATGAGTGTCGCCGCCAGGGCGTCCTTGATGGTGGTGCCGGGACCGGGGGTTCGTGTGGCTTGTGCCATGTCAGTTTCTCCGATCAGGCTTCAGTGATGCCGTGGAGACGGGCAACACTGAATGAGTTGTTGATGACAACGCCGGGGTAAACCTCGACTCGACCGAGGTGCCCGGGGGCGGCCTCTGTCTCGCCGAAGTCGACCACGTCGAAGGAGCCGCCGAGTCCGAGGATGCCGTGCACGTTCTCGTCCACGCCGAATGCGATGGCGTAAACCGAGGAGGTGACGCTGCTCGAACCTTGCGTCTCGTCGAAGCCAAGGATGGCGGTGCCGTCCTTGTCATCGCCGACGAGGCGAACCGGGACACCGTTGTAGACCATGACCTGCCGGCCGAACGAATCGGTACCGACATCGATCAGGCTGATGCCCGAGTAGGTGGAACGTGCCAGGACGTTCATCTTGCGCCGGACGAACCGGTTCATCAAGAGAACGTCGGGGCTGGACTGTGAACGGACGAGGTCAAACGTCTCGTCGAGGAGGTCCAGGGTCAGCGGGTTGCCGTTGGTGGCTACCGCCTTCTTCTGTCCTAAACCTTCGTCGATGAGGGTGTTGATGCCCTTGAAGTCCTTGGCAGTGCCAGTGCCGTCGAAGAACGATTTGTCGAACGTCCTTGACATTGCCTTGGCGAACTTGCCGTATTGCCGGGCCTTCGCCGAAACGACATCGGCCTGCACCCTGACGATGAAGTTGTCTATGAAGACTTCTCCACCCAGGATTGCACAACCGAAGAACCGTTCCGTGTCGGTGCCATGAGTCCTGCTGTAGGTCTCATTCACGTCACGGAAGGCGGGGGCCGGCAGGGTATCTTCAACGGTGACCTTGAGTGCGTTGCCGGAAATGCTCGTGAAGGGCAGCATCTCGAGGATCGGCGATTCCTGGATCAGCGTCGTGACGACGCCTCGGCCCAGGGTCGTTGACCCATATTTGGCGCTCTCAAGGAGACCTAAGCTCCCTGTTGCCATGAGGTATTACTCCAGTGGTAGGTGATGGATTGGTAGGGCTGGCTTACGTCTTCTCTCGAAGCCCGGCCTCGATTGCGTCGAGACCGACCAGGGTGGAGGTGTCCCTCAGCGGAGCGGCTGTGCCGCCGATCGCCGAAGTGGCCTTCACCCTGCCGTGAGCGGCGGAGGATACGTTGGTGCCGGCCGGGGCCAGGAAGTCTTCGACTGCCTTGTCCAGGTCTGCACCGTCTAGCCCACGCCGAGCCAGCATGTCCCGGGCGAGATCAACCTGTTGAACCTGACGCTCCTCTTGGAGCTTCAGGGCCGTGTCGGCCATCTCGTCCAGTGCGACACCGTCCAGGTCCTCGAGCTTCACCAATCCGTATCCGTGCTCCTCGATAAGGCTCGAAGCCTTGAGGCCGGATAGTTCGGTGGTGATTCGTCGATTCTCTTCAAGTGTCTCCTCCAGCTTTTGCCGGAGGCTCGACCCGCTTTCGTCAACTCCATAGTCGCTGTTGTCCACGAGTCTCCTACGCCCGGTTCACCTACGCTTCACGACTCCGGGGCCGCCGTGAAGGAACGGTCAACCATTAGCCCAAACAGTGTGTACTGGCCGTTACCTGTAGGGGCTCGGCCGTACCCGCCCGGGTTGCACACCTCGGCCCCTTTGGGTGAACCTGGTCCCCTCGACAGCGGTCTGGAACCCTCCGCCTCGGCGACCGAGGGTGCTTTCGACTCCTCGGGCCCGGTTGACCACATCGGAGGTACCGAGCAGGGCAGCTTCCTCGAACATCGACTGGGTGAGGTCGGTGTCGTCGAATCCGCCCCGTTGCAGCATCCCCTCGATGGCGTTTTCGGTCAGGTTGTACTGGCCGTAGGTACGCAGCAGTTGCGCCCGCTCGATCCCGAGGTTGCGGAACTCGTCGAGGCGTTCCCGGGTGGGGGCCTCGAGGCCGGATTCGGTTGCCGCTGAGGCGAGCAGCGCATACGAGAACGCCTGCGAGAGTTCGTCGAGCGACAGGGTCTCGGTAGCGAACGACCCTTCGCCGCCGGTGTACAGGGCCCCCATGATTTCCCGTGCGAACGTCGGGTCGACCTGGAGGACCTGGGACACGGCGGTACCGGAGAGGGCACCCCGGTCCCGGAGGTCACCGAGGAGCGTGGCGACCCGTGCCAGGCCCCGTTCCGTTGCCCGGGAGATGAACATCTCGTAGTCGAGGGTCCCGCCGGCGACGCCCTGGTCGTACTCGTTGGACAGTTCCTGGCGAAACTCGGGAGACACGACGGCCTGGAACAGGTCATCGACGGTGACTTCCATGTTGGCGTAGACGTAGAAGGCGTCGAGCAGCTCGGTGGAGCCCCGCTCCAACGCCTTGTAGGTAGCGAACCGTTCGTTGAGCTCGTTCGGGTCGATGCCGGCATCGAAGAAGGCCACATAGTCCATCGGGTTGTCCCGTGACGGGTCGAGGGCGTCGTAGTCCCGGAGGACCCCACGGTAGCTTTCGACCTGGGCAAGGTAGACGCCCTCGGACTCGAACCGGCGGGTCCCGTCGGGACCGACCATGCCGGGGAACCGTTGCTTGTACGCATCGGAAGCCCGGATGGCGTTGACGATCTCTGCCGCCCCGGCGTCGGCGTCGATCAGGTCCGAGATGAGTTGCGTCAACCCGAGAGATTCGGCCCACGGGTACCGTGCAGCAACCGTGTCTCGGACAGATACGTCTGACATTAGCCCAACCCCATCGTGCGGCCGACCTGGTCGAAGGACCGGAAGTATTGGTCACGGGCGTTCAGCGTCGTGTCCCATCGTGGATCGGATCGGAGTTCCTTGCGGAAGGCGGAAAGGTTCGGGGCGGCGTCCGGGTTCGTCAAATGCCCGGCCAGCATCGGGTCGTCGAACGACGGGACCGTCGTTTCCAAAGTCATGGCGTAGGCGTTGGCGAACGGGGCCGCATAGGTCTGGAAGTCCACCTCTCTCGGCTTATGCGGATAGATGCCGGCCGACTGGTCCCTGACCCGTTCGGTAAGGTCGCCCAACGTGTCGGTGTTCATGTAGAGGGCCTCGGAGATGTCGTCGGCGTCGGCGGACGACACCGTGATGCCGTACCGGGTGTACATGTCGATCACCTGGCTGCGGTAGTCGGCGGTGATGGCGTCCTGCTGGCCCTGCATCCGGGTTTCGTCTGTGAGTTTCCGGTTGTACGGCGAGTCTTCGATGGCGGCAGCGGCGGGG